AATAATACGTTACCCCTATCGATAATATAAGAGGAAAAAAATGGCACACTTTGCAGAACTTGATAAAGATAATTTTGTAATAAACGTTATTGTAGTCAATAACTCTGATACTTTGGATGAACATGGAAATGAAAGTGAAGCTGTTGGCATTGCTTTCTGTAAGAAATTATTTGGTGAACATAACAAGTGGGTACAAACAAGCTATAATAATAGTTTTCGTGGACGATATGCAGGGATAGGGTCGGTATATAATGAAAGGGACGATGTTTTTTCTGAAACAAAACCTTATTCATCTTGGACTTATAATTTTCAAAACCAAACATGGGAAGCACCTGTTCCTAAACCTGAAATACCAAATGGATATATTTGTTTTTGGAGTGACGAGAATAAGGATTGGATGTTAGTAATTGAACAGAATCAATTAAATGAAAACCATCAAAATTGATGAATAAATAACTAAAAGGTAATCAAATGTCAGTTCCAAATTCAAGAGAATCATTCAAGCAGTACTGCCTACGTAAGTTAGGCGCACCTGTCATTGAAATCAACGTTGATGACGATCAGGTAGACGATCGTATCGATGAAGCGATTCGTTATTACTGGGATTATCATTTTGATGGTGCAGATAAATTATACTATAAGCATCAGGTAACGTCAACAGATATTACCAACAAGTACATAACAATGCCTGATAATGTTATTGGTGTTGTTAATCTGTTTCCTGTTGGTCAAGCACTAAACACAAACAACCTATTCAATATTCGTTATCAAATTGCATTGAATGATCTCTATACATTGACCTCTGTGTCAATGGTACCATACTACATGGCTCTCCAGCATATTCAATTTCTCGAAGAATTTCTCGTAGGCAAGCAGCCAATTCGTTATAACCGTATGATTAATAAGTGTTATATCGATATGGATTGGAATATTATTAATGTTGGTGATCATCTTATTATCGAAGCATATGAAGTTGTTGATCCAGACGTATATACAAAAGCATTCAGCGAACGTTTGCTTCAGAACTATGCCACTGCTTTGATTAAAGAACAATGGGGGTCAAACCTCAAGAAGTTTGAAGGTATGCAAATGCCTGGTGGATTGAAGTTTAATGGCCAGAAGATCTTTGATGAGGGAAAGCAAGAACGTCAAGAAATTGAACAGATTATTTACAATAGTTCACTTCCAGCCACGGATTTCATAGGCTAATGGCAACAAACTTTTTCTTCAATAATTTCAAATCATCTCAGGAGCAGCTACTACTTGAGAATTTAATTATTGAAGCTATCAAAATTTATGGCGAAGATATGTATTACATGCCTCGTAAGCTAGGCAACTTTGACCGTCTGTATACAGCTGACGATCAATCTCATTATGAACAAGCATTTATGGTTGAAATATACATTAAGTCAGTTGATGGATTTGCTGGTGATGGCAACTTTATGTCTAAGTTTGGTCTTGAAATACGAGACCAGGTTGTGTTCTCTATAGCTCAGAGAATATTCAATCAGGAAATTGGTGAAAACACTAATCTAGTTCGTCCTAATGAAGGTGACTTGATTTACTTTCCATTAAACAAGAAGTGTTTCCAAATCAAGTATGTAAACAAGTTCGAGATGTTTTATCAGCTCGGCGCTTTACAAACATGGGAAATGACTTGCGAATTATTCGAATATTCAGATGAGATTATTAACACTGGTATACCTGAAATCGATGTTCTTCAGCTTACAAAGAGCACCAATATCCTCGACTATGCTATTAGAGATGAGCAGGGTATGCCATTGAAGGATGAAGATAATAACTACATAGTTATGGAACAGTATAACTTAGAGTCAATTACTGGTACTGGTGTTAACGATACTATTCAAGAAGAAAGTGATACTTTCATTGACTTCACACACATGGATCCATTTAGTGAAGGTCAAATATAATGTTTAATCAAACTTTCTACTTTCAAACTATTAGAAAATACGTAACACTATTTGGTACGCTATTCAATGAGATTCATATTACTCGAACAAACAAAACCGGTGATATGACAAGCTATATTAAAGTTCCAATTACATACGCCCCAAAAGAAAAGATGTTAGCTCGTGTTGGTCAAGATCCTAATATTGATCGTCCATCAGCTACAATTACTCTACCTTTGATGTCGTTTGAGATGACAGATATTCGTTATGATTCTGATAGAAAATTACCTACTACGAATCGTTCTGCTATTAAGTCATCTGATAAGAACAAACTAAAATACCAGTACAATCCAGTACCGTATAGTTTTGGTTTTCGTCTTTATGTATATGTTAAAAATGCTGAAGATGGCACTAAAATTGTTGAGCAGATTCTTCCATACTTCACCCCTGACTTTACTGTAACAGTCAATTTGATTCCAGAGATGGAAACTAATATTGATATTCCTGTTGTTATGAATAGTATAAATCAAGAAGATACATATGAAGGTAGCTTTACTGAACGTCAGGCTATTATTTGGACATTAGATTTTACCGTAAAAGGTTATATCTATGGTCCAATTAAAACTGGTGCAATCATTAAATATGCTAATACTGTATTCTATACACCATCTACACCTGATGGTCAAATTCAAGATGCGGTTGGTGTAACTGAACCTGTATCGTATGTTATGATACAACCAGGTTTAACAGTTGATGGTAAACCTACTTCGAACGGAAGCAATTCAATTCCTGTTATTGATATTGAAGCTACAGATGATTTTGGATATGTAATTACAAAGGTAGATGAAATTTTATGAGTGCAAATAATGATCCGTTGGGTAGGGCATTAAACCTAACACCTATTAGTGACCCAGTGAAAGCTATTGTCGCTAAAGCCCATGATGATAGTGCTAAAAATGATTTTGAAATGGCTCGTTCTAATATTCATGAAGTTATTTCAAACGGCACATTTGCTATCGAAAAGTTAGCACAGATAGCTGATTCGAGTCAACACCCAAGAGCATTCGAAGTCCTAGCAAAGCTAATGGACACGATGCTTCAGGCAAATAAAGACTTGCTTGATCTACAGAAAACAATTCGTGAGATCGACGCCAAGGATACACCAATAAGTGATCAAGCCAAAACTGTGAATAATCTTTTTGTTGGTTCTACCGCTGATCTTCAAAAAGCAATAGAGAGTATGAAGAATAATGGAAATTGATCTTACTAAACTAAAAGGTTATAACGGTAACGCTCTTCTTAAAAAGTCCAATCAAAATATCGAGTGGACTATTGAGATGTTTAACGAGTATGTTAAGTGCTCTGAAGACGTTGTATACTTTACCGAAACCTACATGAAAATTATCAACATCGATAAGGGTTTGGTGCAATTTAAACTATATGATTATCAAAGAGAAATGTTGCAGTCTATGGCTGACAACCGTTTCAATATTATTGCTACCGCTCGTCAGGCTGGTAAGTCGACTGTTACCTGCGCATTTGTTATGTGGTATATAATTTTTCATGCTGAGAAAACTGTCGCTCTTCTAGCTAACAAGGGCGAAACGGCTCGTGAAATTCTTGGTCGTATTCAGCTAGCATATCAGCATCTTCCACGTTGGTTACAGCAGGGTGTTAAAGAGTGGAACAAGGGTTCTATGGAACTCGAAAACAACTCTCGCGTTATCGCTGCTGCTACATCATCAGATAACATTCGTGGTTATTCTATCAATCTACTATTCATCGACGAAGCGGCGTTCATTGAAAACTGGGATAGTTTTTTTACCTCAGTGTATCCTACTATTTCATCTGGTACAGAATCAAAAATTGTCCTTGTTTCGACGCCGAATGGATTGAATCACTTTTATTCGCTATGGGTTAATGCTCGAGAAAAACGTAACGGATACGTTCCAATTGAAGTAACTTACGATAAGGTTCCTGGTCGCGATCAAAAGTGGCGTGAAGAAACATTAGCTTCTATGAATTTCGACGTTGCTAAATTTGAGCAGGAATACTGCGTTGAATTTATGGGCAGCTCAGGCACACTTATTGCTGGTTGGAAACTTAAAGAGCTAGTTCACCAGACCCCAATACATTTCAAAGAAGGTTTGAGTCAATATTGGGCTCCTATTAAAGCACATGTGTATGTTATTATATGTGACGTATCACGAGGTAAAGGGTTAGACTATTCTGCGTTCTCTGTTATTGATGTATCTCAAATGCCTTATCAACAGGTTGCTGTATATCGTAGTAATATGATCACGCCACTAGATTATGCTGAAGTTATTCATCGTGTAGGTAAAGCTTATAACAACGCTGCTGTTTTAGTTGAAATTAATGATATTGGTGAGCAGGTAAGTTCGTCTTTACATTTTGATTTTGAATACGATAATGTTTTGTTTACGGAAAATGCAGGTAGAGCAGGTAAACGTATCAGTACTGGATTTGCTAAAGCAGCAACTATTGATAAAGGTATTCGTACAACTAAACCAGTTAAAGCTACTGGCTGTGCGATACTTAAACTTCTTATCGAACAAAATCAGCTCGTTATTAATGATTTTCATACGATTGAAGAATTAGCTACATTTTCTCGTAAAGGACAGAGTTATGAAGCCGAAGAAGGCAAACATGATGATATGGTTATGCCTTTGGTACTATTTGGTTGGCTATCTGATCAACAGTATTTTAAGGATATAACAGACATAAATACACTTATGAAACTCCGAGAAAAAAGTGACGAAGATATAATGAATGATTTATCTCCTTTTGGATTTGTTGTTAATGGTATGGAAGATGAATATGAAATGTTAGATTTACCAAGATCTGGCAATTGGATGTTCGGGGAAGTAGAAAACGAAAATTTATAAATAAGTTAGAAATTATATCATACCTTTTCCAATGGAAGGAGAATCCAAATGCCATTTCAATTAAGTCCAGGTGTAAACGTAACCGAAATTGACCTTACAACGATTGTACCTGCAGTAGCCACTTCAACTGGTGCTATCGCTGGTGTATTCACTTGGGGTCCAGCTAACGAGCGTGTTCTTATCGATTCAGAAACAACTCTTGTTTCCACTTTCGGCAAGCCAAATTCAAACAATGCAGAAACATTTTTCACAGCAGCTAACTTTCTAGGCTACACTAACAGCCTTTATGTTGTTCGTGCTATGGATCCAAACTGTGCATGGAATGCATATGCTAATAGTTCATCTTTAAGTGGTCCTGATGTATCTATCCTAAACTCAAACGATTTCCAGTATAAGTACGACAATGGTTCTTTCGACGCAAATCTTCTATTTGCTGCACGTTATCCAGGTCAGATTGGTAACTCACTACGTATTTCAGTTTGTGATAGCCCAAATGCTTATCATTCAAATGTTGCTCTTGGTTCAGCTTATATGCATATTGGTATTGGATCATATAGCTCAAACTGCACTAATACTACTGCTGGTGCATTGTTCGCTGTAGGTGACCAGGTTCTTGTTGGTAACTCAGTTATTGGTACTCAGTATGTAACTGTTAAGAGTAAAGTTGTCGACGGCGCAAATACTGTTCTTACATTCAACGAGCCATTCAAGCTTGCTTCTGATTGGGATGCTTATGACGTAAACATTCCACGTTATTGGGAATTCCATAACGCTGTTGGTAATGCACCAGCAAGCACAGAATTTAATACTAACTTCGGTAACACAGCAGCTATTGACGGTCTTCATATTGTTGTTGTTGACGAAGCTGGTAAGTTTACTGGTACTCCAGGCGCTGTTCTAGAAACATATAACGGATTGTCACGTGCTGGAAATGCTAAGACAACTGGCGGAGCTGCAAATTATTACAAAGACGTTATTAATACTGGTTCAAGCTATATTTGGGCAATTGGTGATCTTCCAGGTGCTTCATCTACAGAAGACGCAATGGATGTTGTATCTTCAACCAATAACACTGCACTTAGCCTTCAGTTCCAGGACGGTTGGGATAGCTATGATGAAGCTAACATTCCACTTAATGTACTTGCTATGGGTTATGAAATGTTCGTTTCTTCAGAAGACGTAGATATTTCTCTTGTTCTTCAGGGCAAGCCAGTTGGCGGTACCGGAATATCTGGTGGTTACACAGTAAATAACTTCCAGCTTGCTAACTGGATCATTGATAACATTTGCGAAGTAAGAAAAGACTGCGTGTTGTTTGTAACCCCAGACGATGCAATTATTACTGGTCATAAGGGTAATGAATCAACAGCTCTTGTTGCTTGGAGAAACATTCTTCGTGATACATCTTACGCTGTAATGGACTCTGGTTATAAGTACCAGTACGATCGTTATAACGACGTTTATCGTTGGCTCCCAACTAATGGTGACATTGCTGGTCTATGCGCACGTACCGATAACCTTCGCGACCCATGGTGGTCACCAGCTGGTTATAATCGTGGTCAGCTTAAGAACCTTGTAAAGATGCGTTACAATCCACGTAAGGCAGCAAGAGACGACCTTTATAAGAATGCTATTAACCCAGTTGTTTCATTCCCAGGTAAAGGCACTATTCTTTACGGTGATAAAACACTTACATCTAAGCCATCAGCATTTGATCGCATCAATGTACGTCGTTTGTTCATTGTACTTGAGAAGGCGATTGCTACTTCAGCTAAGTATTCAATGTTCGAATTCAACGACGAATTTACTCGTTCACAATTTAGAAATCTTATAAACCCATATCTACGTGATGTTAAGGCTCGTCGTGGTATTACAGATTTCATGGTTGTTTGTGACGCTACAAATAATACTCCTGAAAGAGTTGATCGTAACGAATTCTGGGGTGATATTTACATTAAGCCAGCTCGTTCAATTAATTTCATCCAGCTTAACTTCGTTGCTGTTGCCACTGGCGTAGCATTCTCAGAAGTTGTTGGTAAGTTTTAATAAATAGATAAAAACTCGAAAGAAGGAGTAAAAAAATGGCTTTCAATATTGAAAATTTTAAATCAGGAGGTTTAACACTGGGCGGTGCTCGCCCAGCGTTATTTGATGTTGCAATCAGAATGCCAACAGATATTGGTGATTTTGCTGAAACTAAAATTAATTTAACTTGCCGTGCTGCACAGCTACCAGCAGCAACTGTTGGTAGTATCGATATTGGTTACTTTGGTCGTATGATCAAGGTTGCTGGTGATAGAACATTCGCTGATTGGACTATCACAGTAATGAACGATGAAGATTTCGTTGCACGTGCTGCATTCGAAGCTTGGTCGAACTATATTAACCAACTTCAAAACAACAAAAGATTGCCTGATTCTAGCGAAATTAGCACATACAAGACAGATCTAGAAGTAAGACAGTATTCTAAGAGTGGTAATATGCTACGTAAGTACATAGTATCTGGTGCATTTCCAACCACGGTTGATGCAATCGATTTGAACTGGGATACTACAAACCAAATTGAAACTTTTGGTGTTACATTCTCATATGATTATTGGTATCCATCTTTTGATGAAGTCGATAATCCTAACGTTCAAAACGTATATCTCGTTTAAAAATAACACTATATACAATAGCCTCTAAATTTAGTTATTGAATTGTAGAGAGGGGCTTAACAAACAGAGCCCCTCTCTTTTTTGAAGGAATAGAAATGGCAGAATTATTTGGTTTTGAATTTAAACGTAAGGTCCTACCCGATCCTGCTCCATCATTTGCTCCAAAAGAGACAGAAGATGGTGCATTAGTCGTTGCAGCTGGTGGCTCGTATGGAACTTATGTTGATCTTGATGGTACAGTTAGAACAGAAGCAGAGTTAGTTACAAAATACCGCGAAATGGCTCTACAGCCAGAATGCGATGCCGCAGTTGACGAAATTATTAATGAATCGATGTCAATTGACGAAGAAGAAATTGTTAAGATTGATCTAGAAAATCTAAAAATTACTGATACAATGAAGAAGGCAATACGTGATGAGTTTCAAAACGTATTAAACATTCTCGATTTCCAACGCCATGCTTACGAAATTTATCGTCGCTGGTATGTTGATGGTCGTTTGTATTATCATATCATTATTGATGAAAAAGATACCAAGGCTGGTATCAAAGAAGTAAGATATATTGATCCCCGTAAAATTCGTAAGGTACGTGAAGTTATCAAGAAAAAAGTTCGTGGTGGTGAAGCTGGTGAAGCAGTACTACAGAAAACACAAAACGAATACTTTATATTCAACGACAAAGGTTTCAATTACGGCAACAAAACAGTCGGTCCATCAACTACTGGACTACGTATTGCCAAAGACTCTATTCTTCATATCACATCAGGTTTAACTGATACACAGGGAACGATGGTTCTCTCTTATCTTCATAAAGCTATCAAGGCTCTTAATCAGCTCCGTACACTTGAAGATGCACTCGTAATTTATAGACTTGCTCGTGCTCCAGAACGTCGTATTTGGTATATTGACGTTGGTAATCTTCCAAAGGTTAAAGCCGAACAGTATGTTCGTGATATCATGGTCAAGCATAAGAACCGTCTTATCTATGATGCTGAATCTGGTAACATTCGTGATGATCGTAAGTTTATGACTATGTTGGAAGACTATTGGCTGCCCCGTCGCGATGGTGGTAAAGGTACAGAAGTTACTACACTTCCTGGTGGTCAAACACTTGGACAGATGGACGACGTTCTTTATTTCCAAAAGAAGTTTTATGGTACATTGAATGTTCCTATCAATCGCCTTAATTCAGATGCTTTGTTCTCACTTGGACGTGCAACCGAAGTTACTCGTGACGAACTAAAGTTTGCTCGTTTTATCACACGTCTTCGTGGTAAATTTTCTAACTTATTTACAGCTATGCTCGAAAAGCAACTTGTTCTAAAACAGGTTATGACTATTGAAGATTGGCAGAATATTGCTTCTGAAGTGAAGTATGACTTTGCTAAAGATAATTACTTCACTGAACTTAAAGACGGTGAAATTATTGATAACCGTATTAACCTTGCTCGTAACTTACAAGATATGGTTGGTAAGTATTACTCGCATGAATGGTTACGTAGAAATATACTTCAGCAGTCTGATGATGACATTGAAGAAATGGATAAGCAGATCAACGAAGAAGTTGACTCAGGTGATAAGCGTTGGATGAATCCAATGGATCAAGAAATGATAATGAGTGGTATGGATCCAGAAACTGGTATGCCAGTTGATGGTAATACTGATCAGAAAGAATTAGCTGATGATGAAGCTACTGATGCTGATCCGGAACATGATAAACAAGTTAGAAAAATGCAGACAGCAAAGTCAACTTATGATTTGCTATCTAAAAAGAAAAATAGAACACTGAGTGATGAAGCGAAATTGAAGTCAGCTTCTCAAATTCTTGCAAAAAATAAATAATGGAGAATATAATGGAAAACGAAATTTCGGTGCAGGATTTAATTTCAACATCATACGAACAAAAGCCGCTTGATTTTCAAAATGCTTTTGATTCGTTAATGTCAGGTAGAATTGCAGCAGCTATCGATAATAGAAAAATGGAAATTGCGCAATCAATGTTTAATGATCAACCTGCTAGCGAAGATTACGATTCAGAAGAAGAATTAGACCAAGAGGAAACAACAGATGGCGAAGTATCTTAAAGATATCCTAAAACAAGCACATGATACTATTAAAGGCGTAAGACCATCTGAAACTGGTCAGCTTTCTATCGGTAAAGACCCAGGCGTAGATTATAAGCCAAAGGCTGCTGATGAAGCAGATTTTATTGCTAAACACTCAGTACAGAAATGGGATGACGTCGCCGGCAACCCAAACTTTGCTGATAAAGTTTCTTATTCTTTAGATAAAGAAAAGAACCATGGTAATACTTTAGCTAAAGCTAAGGCTACTAATGAGGAAGTATCTGACGCAGCTAAGAAAGTTCTTGGTGCGGTAGCTAAGAAACACGGCGGTAAAGTTCCTTTCACTTCTACCACATATAAGGATGGTAAAAAGGTTGTGACTCGTGGTCACAATGATGAAAAAGGTAACAGAGTCGTAACTAGCACAACTAATGAAGAATTTGAAATCGACGAAGCTATGTCGCCTAAGCAGAAGCAGTATTCGAATAGAGTAAAAACAATGCCTGGTAAAAAGGGTGCTGTTATGGGTGCTACATCTAATTTTGAAGCGCCGTTCCATAAAGTACATGCTACTATTTCAAAAAACGGTGGCGCTAAAGAAACTGTGAAGCATGAAATTAAAGCTAAAGATAAGCATGACGCTATTTTTGATGTTCAAATGATGCATCATAAAGCTGGTCATAAGGTTCATGACGTTAAACACAAAGGTATGGTTAAGGAAGAAACTGATCCAGGATTTTCTGAATCAAAAAAAGCTGAGGACGTTCAGTGCAATAGCACTCCAAAAGGAACTGAATGTCCAGTACATGGTGTCACAGAGTGCATGAGTGCTAGCCCACTTAAAGAACTATCAACTGATCTTTTACATCGTGCTGCTCATAAAGCAGCTAAAAAAGCTATGTGGGATCCAGAAGGTAGGGGCGGTAAAACTTTCAAAAAGTATGCTGGAATGGCAAACAAGTTCCGTGCCAAGGGTATGGAACAGGAAAAGAAAGAAAAAGCTGTAAAAGAAGAAACTATTAATGAAGGTATACAAACAAAACGTCGCGAAGATTTACATGGAAAAGATTCTAGACTGCATCATAAAGAATTAAAAGCATCTGGTCATGTAAGCAAGGGTTCTGATGCAAATTATAAAAATAGTGAAGGAACAACACATTCTTACTATCATCCTAAATCAAAT